GTAGCACCGGTAGCACCACTAGAACCAACAGCACCAGTAGCACCGGTAGCACCACTAGAACCAACAGCACCAGTAGCGCCATCTAAACCATTAGCTCCAACAGCACCAGTAGCACCGGTAGCTCCACTAGAACCAACGGCGCCAGTGGCACCACTAGAACCAACAGCACCAGTGGCGCCCATAGCACCTGTAGCTCCATTAGCCCCTGCCGCACCAGATCCAGAACCACCGGACCCAAGTCCAAATGATCCGCCATAATACCAAAAGGTAATGGTTGGAGTATAATTTATTGCAGAGTAAAACGTAAGATACCCCGAAGATCCATCAAACCACCATGTATTTGAAGCTACTGGAACTGAGCCATTAAATACGGTAATTCCATATCCTCCCGCAGGATCATAATTGAAAGGAATTGCTTGATTCAGTATATTCGAGGATACACTTCCCGGAACGGTCCCTGCATATCTAAACGATATATTAGGTACTACAGCGACCAATGGCAACTTTATATATTTATGTATATGATTATACGCAGTGTCAGTTGGTATTTCTCTGTAAGATGTTACTGACGATCTAGAATACGCAGTATAAGTTGTCGTAGAAGATGTATTATCCTGCTGCAATGCAGACGGAGCGGGAACAGGTATTTCTTGACTCATTATATTCGTAAATGGAATTTTTGGGGCCGAGGAACCCATTGCTTCTAACGCAGCAATTTGATTAACATCAGTCCATGGCGCTCCCTGTTCTTTTTTTAATAGTAGGTCGTTTATGGATGCTTGCGGTATAGACATTATATAATATTTATGATATTAAATTTATCAAAAAAAATTTAATTATGATTTTTTGATAAATTATGAAATTTTCTCTATTACACCATAAATGTTATATAATCTAATATAATTTTGCGGTGACGTAAGAAAATCCTAAATTTGTAGTCATTGGGAGCCCAACTCTTAAATAAATATATACACTATTTCCCCCGGCAACTTGAAAACTTGGAGTTAATACATTTATTGCTAATACTCCCGAAGAAAGAGTATTGCTTATAGCTGTATTTTGACCACTGTATTGTGATGCTTTATTAAAATAATTTCCTCCCGTAAGGTTAGAATATGTACCCTGGCCATATGCATTTAGCCATGTAGTATTTCTATGTGATGCGTCAAACGAAGATGGGGCTGCACCATCTTCTATTCTGTAAAATACAGGTATAGTAGTATCTCCAGATGAGGCAGTTAACGCACTGGTATAATTATTAATTGTCCCGCTAATTCCATTAACCGTAAATTGAATCTTGGTATAATTTGTTGAGGTATTTGTGGCACATTTCCATGCAAATGTAGTATATCTCAATCCTGATCCTGATACATCTGAATATATACCCGTGTATGCATTAGCAAATCCCTTAGCAGCATAGCATCCATTTACTAACTGTAATTCTTCTAAGTTTGAAATATTGATAGTTTGACTATAAAGAGTTAGAGTTGTGGCACTACTAGATAAAGCAGTAACGTATGTACTTTCCAAAGTAGTGCCTGTAGATATTCTCATTCCCGCGGTCCCAGCTCCCGCAGTACCTGTTGTTACTGGCATAGATGTAGGGTATTGCGAAGATGTGTTTAACAGAGTGTATGATAGCGGATCCATAATAACCGGACTACTTGAGCCGGGAGACGTGCCGCTATTATTAACGCAATTATAAGCCATTGCTGATACGGCAATCACTGTTCCGTATACGTTAGGAGTATAGGTAATTGTATTATTTGCAAATGTAGCCGGAGAAGGCAACATTTTGTTGGATACTGGGATACTCGGTGATAGATATGTCAACCCTGTTTCGGATGCAGTGTTAAGTGACCCGACAATAGTCGAATATGCAATTATACAGTCTGCATTATAATAATAATTTCCTAGATTTGATGCAATGGTTGTAACTGTTATAGGTATAGCCACCAAGCCATATACTTGTATTCCCGAAATATAATATGATGCTGCTGAATTTGTTGCAACCGTAACGCTTGAAATGCCTGCTTGAGCACTGTAGGGAGCATAATAAAATGAAAACGATGCTGTAGTGGCGGATCCTCCCGTCGGCTTTTGAGCTAGCGATACCGTTGTTTTTTCGTTAGATGTGGAAAGTATAGTTGTACCAGATAAAGCTAGTGTGCTGGAATTAGCCTTTAAATAAAACCCGTCGCTCCCTACTGTCCCAGCATAACTATCTGCAGTGGCACCGGGAGTTAATGTTATTCCTCCGGCAGTAGACGCAGGAACAGATGGGGTTGGCTTTGTGAACCCACCATAGGCTACTGAACAATAATCAATTGTGGCTCCGGCTCTTGTGACATTACACTCAAGAGCCAATAATGACGCTCCCGTCGATCCTCTATTCGCGGAAGTGTGAATTGGAATTGTAAAGGACGCTGATAAACCAGGCGAGGCTGAAAAAAAGACGAATTGTGGCGAATTTTCTGTGTCTCCTATCGTATTAGTCGCCACTAATTTTCCTTTAGTAGTAGCTTGTGTAAATCCCAAAGAAGTACTGTATGACCCCACTACTGATAATGCGCCGGTAGAGAAAGTAATAGGGGCCGATTCTTCCGAATAATTTTTATTAGTCGAACTATTTTGTGTAGCTTCAGTTACTCTATAAGTTGTATCTGGGTATAATCCCGTAAGAGATGCGGGGGAGGTCGAAGATGACACCGTTCCCGTTTGACCCACTGGCCCACCATATTTCCCAGTTGATCCGGGTGTACTATAGTTAAATTTATAAGTGGATATAGTAGGAACCATACTAGAATTAGTCGCATCTGTATACTTTGTGCCACTTCCATATCCCGTATTATCTGATACTGATGCACTTGTTGCGCCAATGTTCGTTGCAGAGGCCATGGTTGGCTTTGCGGGCACTCCCGCTTGAAGAAAGCTGGCAAAACTACAAGAAGCTAGTATTGTGGGAGGAGTAGGATTATAATTACTATAGTATACCGTAACCGCGTTGCTTGACGACCCAGTTACCATATTTTCAAAATCTGCCGAATAATATAAATAACAGTTTCTTTGCACAGACTCCCCCGGAAATGTCATTGTCGTGTAAGGAGATCCGGAAATTTGAACATTTGTCAGAACCAAACCTGTTATGTAAGTAGAATTAGCAGTAGTACTGTTATAATACTTTATAGTATTTGCAGTAGACGCATTAGTTATGATTTGATATGTCTTATATAAAGTAGTCGATCCGGTAGTTATATTTGCATTACAACTAATTGTAAGTGAATTAATAAAAGGTAAATAGGAGTTTATAGATCCAGGGGGGGATTGTGTTGGGTATGTCCACGGTATATAAATATACTGCGCTGTACACACTGGTGTACTAAAAACTATTGTCGGCGGGGAAGACATTATGTCTGTTCCTCCTGTACCGGACCCATTTGAGCCTGGTGGTCCCTGTGGTCCGGTAGCACCATTCAGCCCATTAGTTCCTGTGGCGCCATCCCTTCCTTGATACCCTTGTAATCCAGTACCGCCTTTAGGTCCAGTGGTTCCTAGCATAATAGATGTTCCTGTTGGCCCCATTGGCCCGGTTGGTCCAAATGACAAAGTTGGTCCTCCACTCATTATATAATTAACTGCAATAAAAAATAAAACAAATAATTTAATTACAATAAACAATAATTTTACTATACTGAACTAAAATATTTGGTTAGTGGTTGATTTTTATTTTTCTGGTTATTGGTTTCTCGTAAAAACTCATCAAATAACAATATTTTAACCTCTTTATTTTTCAAATCATCTATTTTATCCAATAATTTATTATTGTCAGTAATGGATTTCGATAACGACTCAACTTCTAATTGAAATTTTCGAATTCTTGGTGCCTTTTTATTCATGATCCACATTTTTTCAAGAACTAGTGCAAATACTTGTTGTACCGGTTTCATAATTTGGTTTGTTATATAAAACGAGTAATCAATTTTCAATTTATTTTCTTTTATGAATACCGGTGTTTCTATTTTTTCACCTTGTAGTGCTTTTTTATTAGCTGAATTTATATACACAAATGGAATTCTATCTCCTGAACTGGGTTTATTACCCGGGTCGCGCGCCATAATACGATCTGCTAATACTTTATGTGCAATTTGTTTCGGGTTTTTATATCCTGATCTTAAAGATTTAGTAATAATTAATTTCTCAATAGGGCATTTTTCATCAACTATATCTTTTAAACAATTCTTCAAAAATTCAACTGCTTGTCCAATATCTTGTTGTTTCATCAAAATATCAATAATTCCACCATAAATATCTTTAACAATCGGCGCATTATCTCTACGTTTTAAAACAATTCCCATTTCTTTACGTTTTCCTTTATTTGGATCGGTTTCATACAACATTCCTACATACCTCTTTTTTGATAATAAACAGAACGGCATAAATGTTTTCTCATATTCTAAATCATGCGGAGATTTCAGGAAACTTGATGCTAAATGGCCCGCTTGTTGTGCTAATTCAATGGTAATCTCCAACGCTTTTTTCCCACGGATATTTTCCCCGTCGAGTGTCTGCAGATTGAATGTAAAGAATACGCTGTCCGTATCCCCGTAAACATATTCCGCCTTAGTTACTACTTGCCCATAATTCGCGGTTTCACATATTTTATTTCCATAAGTCTCTTCAATAATCTTTTTCGCATATGTCAATAGTAATCGTCCAGTCGCCGTAGTCGCAGCAGCAATATCTTTTTCGTAGAATGTACTCGTCCTTGCACCGCATTGTCCGTATAATGAATTGGCGGTTAATTTATACGCTAGTTGACGTTTGTCCAAGACATTTTTCATAAATTCATCTTTTTCCAACGGGATTAATTTACGAGTTGTTTTACGTGCCACTAACAATTCTTCTAGAATAGATGGCATAATAGCACGAGTACCAACGGGATGTTGAACAAATCTACATATTTTATATCCGGATTTTATTTTTTCAGCAGCGGCACTTGGGCTTTTTCGAACATATTTAAAAGTGTCATATGTAATATCTACATATTCATATCCCGGCAAAGTATCGTATATAAAATTACCCAAATCATCTCTTTCACCCGTTATATAAATTAATTCTCCCGATAAATCGTATTCTTTTGTCCATACTTTACTATCATGTGAAATATTTTCACTCATCATTGACGACGGATATAGTGATGCATAATCTACACACGCTACCGGATTATCTAAATATAAATCGCATTTAGGTTCAAGTACAATCGCTCCTTCAAATCCATCATCGCAATCCAGTTTCTCTATGCATGGCATCAATGTCCGTTTTTCACGACATTTTTTCGCAACATAACTCGTTAATTTAATCCCTTGACCTCGCAAAACCAGAAAACTTATTGGAACACTACATAATTTCGACATTTCAATGAATCCAGTAATAACATCGACTTTATTCAATAAATAATGTACCAAATTGCAATCCTGAATACAATATTTCGCGATAACTGCTCGATCCTCTGCCGAACCATTTGTCATTCTAAAAATATCTTTCGGCGTTACATCGTCTTTCGCCAAACACCACCGCACCTTTTTAGTCATATCCGGCTGTATTTTTCCTTTGACCGTAAACGTTTTATCGTTTTTGTTTACGGCATCAACGATGAATTTATCACCGCCGCTATAATAATCGGTAGTATGTCCAATTTCTTCAATGTGAATGTAGCTTCCGGGTAATAATCCCAATAAATTCGCGCTTTGAATTAAACTTTGATTTTGTTGTTCATCAATATCGATTTTTTTAATATAATCGCCAATAAAATGACCCGCCACCGAATCCAATTTATACGATGCCAGATTTTCTTCTTTCCTAAAGAAATTGTATAAATCGATTTGAACTCGTCCGGTCATTTTAATGTATTGTAAATCATGTTCTCCGCTCGCCACTTTAACTTTACTTGCTTCAATTACATATTCTTGTGTTTTCCGATCAATATTTCCACAAATCTCGTCTTTATTTTTGGATAATTTCAAGAATTCTTCGGTACATCCATTTTCTTTGGCGCGATAAAACATGAATTTGTAATCAAACCCAAATATATTGTACCCAATAATAATATCCGGATTTTCTTTTTGGATTAATTGTCGCCATGATAATAAAAGTTCGCGTTCTGTCGTACACGTTTCGATTTGCATATTTTCGCCTGGAACCGTTACACAACTATTTAGTACTAGACAATGATTTAAATATGGTTCAGGTTGTCCAAATGTCATAAACGTGGATCCAATAAATGTCACTTTATCCCCTTCTAATTCTGGAAACGGTGAACCAATATGTACGAAGAATAGATTTAATTTATTTGATTTAATATCTCGACTAATTTTCGAATTGCATAAAATAGTTATTATATTTTTGTTTTTTGTTGTTGTTGTTGCTGTTGATGTCGTACTAGCGGATTGATTATTGCAATACTTTTCCAAATGAGTATCATTATCTCCTCCGCCCTCATCATCTTCCTCTTTATCGTCCATTTCATTCACATATTTTTGCGGAAATTCCAATACATCGAGATTTTTAGATAATGCAGTGTCAATCATTTTTTCTACCGATTCTTTCGATTTTGGGATTTGTTTTAATTTCGGATAGACCAAATCAATTTCTATCATTGACCCATATCCGAATGCGGCCAAAATACATTTTTTCAATAGAATGGGACACGTATCATGATCCAACTTCATATTATCGAAATATTCAATAATATTGGTTGTTAATTTTTTATATGATTTTACCGGTACCGGGAAATCGCCATGACTACTACTTGCCTCTATATCAAAACTGCATATTTTATAGGGGACGCTTTTTTCAGTTTCATTCAACGGGATAATATGTTTATGACTTATCTCGAATTCATGACAACATGTCGTTTTTTTCGATTTACCCTTTATAACTGTTGTTTTAGATTTAGGTAATGCGATCCAACCACTTGGACTAATATCTTTAATGTGAAAGAATCGTAGTAATGGCGGAATATTTGCTTCATACAATTTAGTCGATGATCCCTTATACATAAATCCTTCCCGTAATAATTTTCGATCTCTACTATCTCCACTGGCACCAATTTCTTCATACCATAGATTTTTTGTTTGATTGAATGCTTGCATATTATTGAAGGTGAATAATATGAATTTATATTCTTTTCCGCCATCGAATCCATACAATTTTTTCCGTTTGATAAGCTTACATTCACCGATCGACACTGCGTAATAATGCCCGATTCGTTTTTTAATAACATCTACAAATGACGTTTTTGTATATTGTGTCCAATCATCATCTACTTTCACATAAAAGAATGGATTGAAGTCGTTGACAATAATAGAACACTGTTCCCCCGTTTCATTAATTCCAAACATTTGTATTGTGAATTGATTGCTACCTTTTTTATTTTCCCCATCTTCTTCATCACTACTATCTAATGTCTTATCTGGTTTTGTATTATAAGCGTTGAAATCGAGTAATCTAAATGTTCTGTCCATTTTGGTTGCCATATATGTTATTATACAAATAGGTTTATGCCATTTTTTATTTCAATTTTATTATGTTGTTGTTTTGTTTTGTTTATTTGTACTGTGTTCAATACTACAAATAAATATATTATTTTATATTATTATTATTATTATTATTATTATGACTACCGCGACATCCATAAAAGCTATTGCTGTGTTCGATGATAAGAAAATTAACGGAACGGTTCGGTTCAGTGAAGATTTGAAAAATAATTGTATCATAATCGACATTGATCTTGTCGGATTAAAAAAGAATTTCTTACATGGATTTCATGTCCACGAATCCGGCGATTTAACGAATAAATGTGATAGTATGTGCGCACATTTTAATCCGTATGGGAAAACTCATGGTTGTCCCGGCGCAAAAGAACGGCATTGTGGTGATCTAGGTAATTTGCAGACGGATAGTAATGGATGTGCTCATTATTCGATGACGGATAATCATATCAAGTTACGTGGATCAAAGGCGAATATTATTGGACGTGGTCTTATTATTCATGCAGATGCCGATGATTGTGGAATGGGTGGCGACGAAGGAAGTTTGAAAACGGGAAATGCTGGGAAACGTATTGCGTGCGCAATTATCGGATATTCTAAAGAAAATTTTGTTTAGACCATTTTACGTTTTGTAATACCGAGGAAAATCCTTAAGATTTTCCGGTTAATCGTTCTTATAAACCAAACATATGTTTATTTTTGTTATTTCTTATTTCTTATTTCTTAGTTCTTTTTGTCTTTTTTGTTTTTCTTCTTTTTGTCTTTTTTGTTTTTCTTCTTTTTGTTTTTGTCTTTTTCGTTCTTCGTTTTTTACCTCCACTTTGACTATTTACCCAATTATTAAATGATTCTGCTGATCTATCTGCTTTATCTCCCATTTGTTTCTCATATTCACTACTAGTTTTATTTGAAATATGGCGCAATGTTGGAAACCCACCCGGTTCTCCTCCTGCTCCCTTAAGGTCTCCAAATAAATCTTTATTGATACGAACAATCATAATATTTTTATCGGTATTTGCGTTTGCCGATTTATATTTTTTGGCAAAATTACTCCAATTGGGTTTGGTATTATTGCATGGCCCGCATCCATCCATAAAAACAAATATGTATGCATGATGTCCATTGTCAATATGATCATTTACATTCTTGATTTTTGTCTCGTCGTCATCGCCCCTATCATCTTCATCTATATCTTCTTCTTCTTCCTTTTCTTCCTTTTCTTTATTGGGTCCTCCTCGAATAATATAAATGTTTATCGGCATTTATATATTTTTACAAAATAAATTATCAGAACAATAAAAATATCCCAATCTATAATATATGAATATTTTATTGATTATTTTATTAGTTGTTGTATTTTTATCCGGATTATATTTTTATACAAAATATGGATCACGTGATGGATTAACAAATATGGCTGAACCAAGATGTCCTAATATTTTAGTACAAAAGGGCATTAATTATTATTTGTATAATTCAAAGATAGCAAAGGTTCCTGGAGTTAATCCAATTGAATTTGCTAATTTAGAAGATTATGTTGAATTTATAGATTGGCAACATAGTCAAGGAATTCGATGTCCTGTATTATATCTACAATATTCATATGACGCACAAGGGAATCCGGTATATAAAGTAAGACCTAGCATAAATGATTTGCAGGGCGGATTACCGCCCGCGGGAACATTAGCCAATAATCCTGTTGCAAATGTGAATCCTACATTAAATCAGGCCGAAAATTATTTACATCCGACACCGTCCTTGTTAGTCGATGCGTCTCATGATGATAAACCGTATAATATAAATTCGGTGCCTTCTCGCGACGAATCAACGTATTATGTAGGAAAAACAACGCCATTAGATACCATGAATCAAACCCAAGAAAATTTATTACATAGTGCAGATCCCATGCTTGATAATTGGGGAGGAGCGGATTATACACAAAATTTAGTTGATTCGGGATATTATAAGGGAAATGAAGTGAATATTTATATTCCCTAATCTTCAAAATTTTGTGAAATTATCAATATTTTATTACACCTTTTTACATTTCAAACGCCGATTTTACTTTATTATTTGTATATTATCAAATAATATATTACATCCTTGCCATCCTGCTCGTTTAGCAGTTGAAGACAATGGTTTTCTTGGTATAATACAATTAGAATTTATATTTTCATTTGTTATGTATAAAATATTTAATATTGTATAAGATTGTTTTTCATATAAAATAATTAAGTAATCTATTTTATCATTAATGTTATTTAGTGTTGTTGAATAATCTCCACCAATTGTCTTAAATTGTTTTTTGCATTTAATATTATTTACTTGTTTATGAGTAACACTTTTTGCTTTTATTTGGTATTTTTGATTACAACTTACACAAATTAAGTCTTTTGATTTTTCATTTGTTTTATATTTTTCAAAATTGTTATTATTACATCTAATACATTTTATTTTATTTTTTACATAATCTTCACACGCTTCTCCAACAATTCTGCTTTCGCTTTTCCAATTATTGTTTTGTTTAACTTGCGAGACAAGTTCGTTTAATTCCATTTTATTTGTTGTTTATTATTATTTCATAATTTAGTAATCAATTTTATATTAAATTATCGGCGTTTGAAATGTAAAAAGGTGTATAATAAATATAATATAATATAATAATATAATGGACAATGTAATATTTGATGATTTAATAAATGGGCGACGAAACTTCTGCCGGATATACGAAATCTAAAAAGAATAAAAATCTAAAAAGAATAAGAAATCTAAAAAGAATAAGAAATCTAAAAAAGCATAAAAAAGAAAAATAATAAAATTATGGCTGTATAACTACACCAATCCATCAATAAATTTCATTGATCCGTTTAATGCTTGTTTTGCGGAATAAAGTGAATTGATGCTATTAATTGCATCTAAATTGGTTGATGCGGTAGACGAATTAGTATTTAAATTTAAAAATCCTTGCATAATTAATAAATTCAAATACGTATCCATATTTATAATAACCGATTCATAATCCGATCTATATTTAGATATTAATAAAGCATCTTGTATTTGAACAGATTGAGCTTGAATTGCTGCTGCGTAATTTGCTGCGGCTCCCGCGATTCCTGAAACAGACGAACCGCCCGAATTATTCGTTAATCCTTCTAAAACATTTTTTTGGAGTTTTAATGATTTTACTACCATAAAAATAATAAATGCCGTAACTACGACTAGTCCAATTACTTTTAATAAATCTTCGTTCATATTATTTTATTAGAGTCGTCGTCTATACAATAAAATAATAAAATAATTTACGACTTCAAAAATTTAATGATATTGGTAACAATAGTTTTATTTATTTTACGGGTTTGATTTTTTGAATTTATATACGTAATATTTTGCAAACATGATTCGTTTTCTTTAAGTTGTATAATTAAATTTGGTAACGTTTTAAATTTTGCCATAATTGCAATAGCGGATACTGAACTTATTCCAGGAATCTGTGAAAGTAAGATTTCTCCTATATTATTCGGGGTAATATTATCCTTTTTAACTTTTTTCACGACAAAACAATAATCCTTTTCTAAATCTTGCTTTTCCTCCTTTTCTTCTTTTTCCTCCTTTTCTTCTTTTTCCTCCTTTTCTAAATCTTCTTTTTCCTCTTTTTCTTTTGTTTGTCCTTTTTCTTTGTTATTGCTATAATGCGCGGTTTTATTTTCTAATCGTCCTTTTCTGAGTTTATATGCCATATTACATATAATAATCGCAGTTTCGTCGATTGATAGACTTCGTAGTACTGAAAATCCTTTGAAATAATTGAGTGAAACCATTGCTGAATAAAGAGTGGTTTTATCCAATTTATCTTTGAATACATTGATTCTATTCATATCGCCTTCAATTAAATAAATAATATTGTGATTATGGTACGGAGAACCATTTAATCGGTACGATTGTTCTTCATATCTTCCGTCTTTAATACTTGCAGCCAAATCTCGTAGACTTTTGCGTTCAATAATAACTGAATTATTGTCGTCATCTTTACCGTCATCTTTACCAGTATCAGAAATAATAATATCACCAATCGGTAACGCTTCTGTAGTAAATTTAATATCTTTATATGCTGGACTTATTTCTAAATAATATTTGCACGTTTTAATTAAATCGTGTTCTCTAACATCAATTTTAATACTCATTATATTTTGGGTGTGATTGTATTGTTTTTGTTCTTGTTTTTAGGATGATGTAATAAGATACAATAATCTTATTAAGTCATTTTAATATATTATATTTATTTTGTTTTTTGTTTGGTTTGGTTTGGGGAGTGTGGTTTTTCTAACCCAATTGACCTGAATGTGTCGCATAATAACTACTTCTTCTATACTGAACAGGGTTCTTAGTATTCAACAATAAGAATTGTTGCAATGATGGAGTTGTCTGAGGAGCACGGATCAAATAATTTCCCATATTTCCGCGCTTCCATGTCGTGCCAAATACAACAATTCCCGCCTTTTTGTTACCACCACAACTACCTCCAGAGGTGCATCCCCTATTTGTTAATGAATCGACCATTCGGCCAGCTTTTCCAAAGTGATAAGTCATTCCCGTCATTTTATATATACTCCTAATATTATTTTATTTATTTATTTTATTTTTATTTTTATTTTTATTTTACTAAACACGATAATAATATATTGTAAATCAATATAAATACAAACTCCTATTTATATTTATAAAAAATGTATAACGATAATGAAAATGATAATGATGAATCGACGAATAGTGGCATGACAATGACCATAAAAAATCTTTTGAAAGATGATGATATTATCAGAGATGAAGATGGGTTCACATTTAATCCATATAATCCGTTAAATATGGAGATTACATTGAACGATGTTCAATCTATTCTTGCTAAATATGGTGTTCCTGGTTGCATAAATAATATTAATTTGTATAAACGCGCATTTGTGCATAAATCATATACAAAACGCCCTAATATTGAAAATGTATTGCAAAATATAACTATTGTTCCGCGCCCAGATGATTGTTTAACATTGAAAACAAAATCAAATGAGCGTCTAGAGTTTGTAGGCGATGGTGTTCTTGAATTAATCACTAAATATTATTTATATCGCCGGTTTCCTAAAGAAAATGAAGGGTTTATGACAGAAAAGAAAATCGCGATTGTTAAGAATGAAGCCATTGGGAAAATCGCGTTGGAAATGCATCTTCATAAATGGTTGATTTTATCTAAACATGCCGAGGAGAAAAAGATACGTACCAATTTGAAAAAATTGGGGTGTTTATTTGAATCATTTTTAGGTGCTCTTTTTTTAGATTTTAATAAAATTTCGGTAAAGGATGAAGATGGGTGGTTTTCTGATGTATTTGTGACGGGGCCTGGATTTCAGATGGCGCAGAAATTCGTTGAGAATATTTTTGAGAAACATATTGATTGGATCGCATTAATTCAAAACGATGATAATTATAAGAATATTCTGCAAGTTAAAATTCAGAAAGAGTTTAAGGTAACACCTCATTATTTAGAGATGGCTCATGATTTAGAAAATGGATATAAAATGGGAGTATATTTATGTATTGGACAAGCCATTCATAATTTATCATTTGATTCAGCGCTGCATATTAATAATATCAAAACGTTTCAATTCATACATGAATATATTGAAAAGACCGGCAAAATATTCGTGTTTTTAGGAGAAGGACAACATAAAATTAAACGAAAAGCTGAACAAACGGCATGCGAATGTGCCTTGAAAAAGATTATAGAGTTTTCTTGTGATTTTTAGTACGGAATCCTACCAGAAATCATGTTAATCGGGCGGGTGAGCATCGGTGTACTCGGTTTTTGCTCGCCTATGCCCCGCCCGATTCTTTTACTTTTGTTTTTTTGCCAACGCGTCGGTGATTTCTTCGTCTAAATGTTCTAATCATACCCATTTATAATATAAAGATATAATATAAATATTATTAATCGTAATGAGTGGATTAAGAGAAAAATTACGAATTAAACCGATTGTAGAAGAAGAACAGAAGATTAATATAGTTGTTCCTGTTCCTACAAAACCTATTCCTGTTCTGCTCGCCACGACAATCATAGATGAACAAGGGGCGAAAGAATTTGGTGCAAATGATTTGGCTGAATTGGCCAAAAGAATGGAAAATGCACGAATGAAGCGCGTGATTAAGAACAAGATGGTTTCACCAAGAAATGAGCTGGTGGGGGAAAAGGAAGAAAAGATTGAAGACGTGGTCGAAAAAATAAAAACGTCAATTGTTAAAAAACTTCCCCGAAAAAAACTTGTATTACTTGAGGGAGAAGGTGAAGGCATAAGTGAAGGCATAAGTGAAGGCATAAGTAGAAAGGTCGTTAAAAAAAGGACAAAAAAGACAAAAGGAATTTCTATATTGCCTTCCGAAGAATGGGTAAATGTGGACGGCGAAATGAATATTATCGCCCGACTTCCTGTAAAAGAAGCAAAAGTGCAATATAAGGTGGCGAGTTATTATATGAATAATCGAGAAATATTTATTAATGCGGTAAATGCGTTATTTGAGCCATATCGGTCCCAGGTTTTAGATGATACAAGTCAAATTACATGTGATAATATCGGCAATGAAGCTAAAAAGTTTTCGTTATTAATTCATCAACTAGTTGTCCGAGATTATATGAATTTATATACGCCTTACCGCGGATTACTGCTATATTTTGGGCTGGGCGCCGGTAAGACATGCACGTCTATCGCGTTGGCCGAAGGCATGAAAGGTAGCAAGAAAATCATTGTCATGACCCCTGCTTCATTGCGCGCCAATTATATTTCCGAATTAAAAAAATGCGGCGATGCATTATATAAAACAAATCAATATTGGGAATGGATTGATATTATAGAACATCCTGAAACCGTAGATACATTATCCAGTATTCTAAATTTATCCGTTGATTATATCACTAGACACGGTGGAGCGTGGTTAGTTAATGTGAGAAAACCTGAACCGTATCCCGTTCTAAGTCCCGCCGAAAAAACGTCATTAGATGATCAAATTAATGAAATGATTGAAAGTAAATATAAATTTATCAATTATAACGGATTGCGACGAACTAAATGGGCTGAAATGACAAATAATTACGAAACAAATATATTCGATAATACCGTTGTTATTATTGATGAAGCGCATAATTTAATTAGTAGAATTGTTAATAAAATTGGGAAAGAAAAGGCGCCCCCAATTGATCCAAAAACCGGGAAAATCGATCGTCGTCCATATTCATTGGCAATGAATTTATACCAAGATTTAATGAGCGCCCAAAATGCCCGTATCGTGTTATTAACTGGAACACCCATTATTAATTATCCGAATGAAGTGGGTATTTTATTCAACATTCTACGAGGATATATTAAACAATGGGAGTATACATTAGATATTAAAACATCTAAACCTGTAAACGAAGACGTATTGAAAGAAATATTCCTTCGTGAAAACTCTATGGATTATTTAGAATATTCGTCGTCGACGAAAAAATTGAAAATTACGCGTAATCCATTTGGATTTGAAAATAATATTAAAAGAACTAAAGCGGTAAACGAAAAATATCACGGCGTTTCTGTATCTGAAACAATTATTAGTGACGAATCATTTGAACGCAATGTTATTCGAATATTACGAAATAATGAAATTGATCTTATTGGGGCCCCCGTTATTTATCCGTATACCGCATTACCCGATAAATTAGAAGATTTTACGAATATGTTTATCGATGGCGGGTCAGGTGAACTTAAAAATGTAATGATGTTGAAAAAACGTATCATGGGATTAACATCGTATTATAAAAGCGCACAAGAATCGTTGTTACCGCAATATGATAAATTAACGGATTACCATGTGCTTAAAATACCAATGAGCGATTATCAGTTTACTATTTATGAAGATGCTCGAAAGGCTGAACGGAAACTGGAAAAGGATTCAAAAAAGAAAAAGGGGAAAGTCGACGAAAATGGGGTTTATAAAGACCCGTCATCTACTTATCGCATTTTTTCGCGTCTATTTTGTAATTTTGTTATGCCAAAACCGCCTGGACGGCCACTCCCTATTGAAAAAGTTGTGGCCGAAGTCGGTGAAGGTGGAGGTGGAAGCAAGGTAAATGGATTGGGTGAAATGTATGCAATGGCTCAAAAAGAACGTGATAAAATTGCGGAGGGGTCAGATGGAGTTGAGGGAATAAATGCAGTAGAAGACGAGAATGATTTAGAAGGCGATCAGATTATAGATAAAATTGGCGACTCGACATACATAAGAAGAATGCAAACGGCAATAAAATATGTGGAAGAACATGCTGCAGAATATTTAAGCCCCGAAGGATTAGTTATATATAGTCCAAAATATTTACAAATGTTAGAGAATATCCAGAATCCAGATCACGTTGGTCTTCATTTGGTATACAGTCAATTTCGAACATTAGAAGGAATTGGTATGTTTACGTTGATATTGGATCAAAATGGATTCACGCGATTTAAAATTAAAAAGGATATTAGCGGACAATGGGAATTAGATATTAGTGAAGAAAATCGCGGAAAACCGACATATGCATTATATACGGGCACAGAATCAAAAGAAGAGAAGGAAATGATGCGTAATATTTATAATGGCGAATGGTCATCATTGACACCTGCGTTTTCTGGCGAATTACGGGAAATTGCGTATAATAATAATATGGGCGACATTATTAAAGTTTTTATGATTACTGCTTCTGGGTCGGAAGGTATTAATTTGCGAAATACTAGATATGTTCATATAATGGAACCTTATTGGCATCCTGCTAGAATAGATCAAGTTGTTGGTCGTGCTCGAAGAATATGTAGTCATAAAGAATTACCCGAATCTTTGCAGACGGTGGAAGTATTTGTTTATTTAATGACATTTACACTTGAACAAGTTAAAAGTGACGCGTCGATTGACTTAAAACAAAACGATTTAAGTAGACGGAAGTATAAGATTCGGGTGGATTCTGAAGAAATGGAATATATACCTCTTACAAGCGACGAAGCTTTATTTGAAATTTCTAATATTAAAGAAGAATTAAGCAGTAAATTGACAACGGCGATTAAAGAATCGTCAATTGATTGTGCGTTGTATTCTAGAGCCGGCGCAAAAGAACAATTACATTGTCTACATTTTGAAAATCCGGTGCCAAATGCATTTTCGTATAAACCTGATTATAAAAAGGATACAGAAGATCGTGGTGCCGCGCTAAATAAAGAAAAAATATCGTGGAAAGGGAAAGAGGTTACGTTGCGAGGAATTACATACATGTCACGTAAAATGCCGGAACTAAAAGAAATTTATTTATATGATTTGGATAGTTATAAACGTGCTTTAGAAACCGCGGGAGTTGATCCTGTATTAGTAGCCACTATTAAAATAAACGAACAGGGGGAACAAGTTGTACATCGATTATAGGTTTTGTAATAGGTGTATTATTTCGTCGAGCTTTGTATTTAGTGATTCTAATGTTATTTCTTCTTTTTCTTCCTTTTCTTCCTTTTCTTTTTCGGGTTTAAATTTTAATTTTGAAAATATACTATTATTATTATTAAGATCTGATGACCATGATAATGATTTTTTTATTTGTTGCTGTTGCGGTTGTTGATGTTGTTGCTGTTGCTGTTGTTGCTGCTGCTGTTGCTGTTGCTGCTGCTGTATTTGCGGCAATATAATAACATCATTATTGGTATTAATTTCTCCACCAATTTTAATATATTTTATTTGATTGGTTAGTGGATTGGTTAATGAATTAGTATATGCCGGCCTTTCTATATTTTTAACGGTATCATAATTTCGTTCGGCTAATGCTTTTGCAACCAATTCGGCCATTCCATTAATAGGTTTGTCCATTGGATCATTAAATTTCGGGGATTCAGGAGGAGGGGGAACTAACGACCGATCAAATTCCGATCGTCGTGCATTTAAATCCTTATCAAATGTGCTCCTTCTATCTGATTGTATCGCTTCGGCAGTATGTTTTTGCTGTTGTTGCTGCTGCTGCTGTTGCTGCTGTTGCTGCTGCTGCTGTTGTTGCTGCTGTTGTATAAATATAGAAATGAATTGTTTATTTATTTGAAATAAATCGATCTGTGGGCTAGAAATATTAGTTTTCTCTCTTTCATAAAAAAGACGAAGTTGTTCATTAAAAGAATTTCGAATATATCCCAAATTATTTGGATTTGTTTGTATAGTATCCACAACAACTTCCCATAACGTCTCCACATTTTCTTTTGTCGCAAATTCAGATGACATGAATAATATTTTTAGTATATAATTATTATTGAAAAATATTTATATGCTTTTGTTTGTTTACATATTGTTTGTTTACAATGTTTTGTTGAAATAAATGGTTCGAAATTGATCAATATATTCATCTGTTAAAATATGTGTTTTAAAATAATCTTCAACGTGTCTATCCTCTAATAAATGTGCAATAAAATATAAAGCATAAATGCCGCACGTAGAATCGCCATATTGATGTTCAACGGGATAATTCTGATCAAACTTGAAATTTATTTTTGGATTTCGTGTATTTCCTTGTGAAATTATTCGATCAACAAGCGCTTTAATTTTTTTGGGAATACGATTTCCTGCACTATCAAAATAAAAAATGGTACCCTTTTTAATGTTTATAAACATTGATGTCCAATGTGATCCGGGTTTATCGTGTGTATCCATATTAAATACAATTCCTATCTTGAATTTACCTTCATTGATTTCATTATCTAAACTAAAATGACATAATTCTTCCCATACACAATCTCCGTGTAATTTATGTGTATCAAAATCTATAGGCGACGGTCCCATGAATTCAAAACATTTATATGCTTTTTCGTATTGATTCATTACATTTAATATGTCTAAACTCGATAACCAATCATTCGGTTTCTTTTTCCATTCTTTAGGAATTTCTGGCGCAAAAGAATTGGCTAATTCATCATCCATTTTTCCATCAACGAATTTTTGTTTTAACCAACACGATTCTTTATTGCACGTTTTTCCCATATAAAAATTTAATTTTTCCCAAATTTCATGCGAATCATTTGTATTAATTTGTGCATCACGATGTCGCGCATTCCATAAATCTCGTAATTTATATATTGCATCATCTTCTAAACAACTAAAACTTTTGTTTTTATTATCTGGTTTGGGACTACATCTTAAACTTGCATTTTCATTATATTGTTTCATTTGTTGTTTAATTGTTGACGGAATTCTTCCCTTTTTTGTTTTTATTGAGTTTCTTGTTTTTCTTGGTTTATATTTTTTTGTTTTTGTTTTTGTTTTCGTTTTCGTTTTCGTTTTCGTTTTTGTTTTTTTCATCATTCTCATTTTTTTTATCGGTGCCGTCATAATTATTAATGATATTTTTCTTTTTACGAATCCCTTTATTCTTTAATGCAGGATCTTTTAGATTAATATCTTGTTGAATTGGAATATATATTTTTGTTGGTGGACATGTACGTTTTACTGTAACTATTTTCTCAAGCGAATTTGGTTCTGTTATTTTAATTTGGCGTAACATTGCCATATCATCAGGCGGGGTTATTGGGCTCGTTTTATATATGTCGTCCAAAAGATCCGCGTAATTTTCTTGAAGTATATCCGTTGTATCCAATACTTTAAAGTATTCGATACAGGTTTTTACATATTGGTGAAACGATTTTTTTATATCGGTTGGATAATTTTGTTGTAGTTCGTCGCTATTATTATTATTATTATTATTTAGCAATTGTTTGGTTAATTCGTAGATTCGTTTTCGATAAAATTTCGTATCCTTTTTATTTTTATTTATATTATTATTTGCATTGTTGAAATCTAATTTAGATTTAGATTTATTCGTTAAAAATTCTAAATTGATTTCCGATAATAAATTGTTTTCATTGTTTACATCCATTTTTGTATATTATATAAAGTATAATTTATTGTTTATTTTACTTCATATAATAAAATATATGTACAATGTATAATGACATCATTTTTACGAGCTCTCAGGACTGGTTCCACGCATGAATATAAATATAATGATGAAACAATATTAGAACTAGAACCCCCAGATATTATTAATGTTGCTCCGTTATACGGAATTAAGACGACAGATTTAACAAAAGCTATAGATGCGAGCAAGAAAGTAAAAAAATATGCGCTAAAACAATTAGCAAAGATAAAATTAATTGAAAAAAATCCATCAATTAACCTGGAAACAAAAATAATTAACCAGCAAAAAATTCGCGAGGAAACCATATTAGGGCTAACTGAACTTAATAATAGTGTGGTGAAAAACTCAATACTGGCCACAGATCTTGCTAATCAAGTAAATTTGCATTTCGGAAGACCACGTGTCTCATATACAGATGCGCAACAAATATATTTAAGGATGAACGGTAAAGGTCGAAAACATCGTACTAAACATCGTCGTCCTACTCGACGACTAAAAAATCGTCGCACAAAAAGAAGACGAACGCGCTAATTAGCAACCGGAAAACTGCGTATCCGTTAAATTCTTGACTTGTTGACGAGTACAATTATAAAATCGATCATTACCTAAATTTTCCGGGTTTGGATTGAATTGATTGAATTTTTCATGTGTAAATAATTCCGGGAACGGTTGTTGCTGTTGGTGAGACGATTTAAATCCAAACTTATACAAATCGCTATTACTACTCGGAATATATACCGCTTGACTGCATTTTTGTAATGCATATATTTGATTTCGTAATACAGATTCCGTGTTTACGTTTGACGCGTACCCTGACCACGGCGACATTGTATTTCCAGGATTAAATGTTTGATGTGGTGAATAATACGGTAATTGTTCCATGGAGACATTTATCTGTTTTCGGGCATCTACAATTGGTAACAATGAATATTTTGTCATTACCGGACGAACATTTAAATAGGGTTGTAAGACGTGAGATGGAAGATTTCTGTCATAGATTCGTTTATTTATTGAATTCGAGATTTGTGAAGAACATTCATATTGTGGTGGTGGTGGTGGTGGTTGTTGTTGTTGCATCGATGATATTATTTAATCTACAATAATATTATTATATTCTAATAATATTATAATAATCAATAATCTAATGACTGAACTTCAAAAAGATATTCACGAAATCCAAGAATTCACTTTCAATATTATTATTGCGGTATCATATATTTTATACGGAACGTTTGCTCTGGGATTATCTGCAAATTCTCCTCAATATTTAACCGATTTAGATTATTATGTGAAAATATATATCAGTTTATTTTTATTGTGGCGATTCAATCCATTCAGAACCATTAAATTCAATAGTTTAGATCGAAAAATCGCATTTAGTTCTGGTTTATTCTTATTTACTACCAGCGCACTAAATCAAATACTTAGTCGATATTTGGCTAAAATAAAGGAATTTTTGAAATCGCATATACAACTATAATTTTTTATTTTTTATTTTTTATTTTTTCGGGTTTTTGTTTTTCCTAGTTTATTTTTATTATTTTTATTATTTCTATTATTATTATTTCTATTATTTTTTGTGATGGATCTAATGGGTCGATTTTTATTTATTGATCGTCTATTAAAAAATATTTGTAAATGAATCATTGTTTTTTTAGTCATGATTTTATCAAATTCATATTCCCCCTTAATTTTTACAGAATGTACAAATTTATAATTAGCAATATGCGATTTCATGAATTGTATAAAATGAGCAATGACGCCTTTTTGTATTATCATTGATCCAATTGCGCTATTTATAAATCGTTGCAACATTTCATCAATCGATAAATCGTGGACGTACGGATTAACTTTTATATAATATACATTATCATACACCATTTTAGGATGGTATAAATCATCCAGAAAACATATTTGGGTATTTTCAGGGATATTAGTACACTTGATAAAATCGGGGAGAGTTTTTTCGTAAGTTGTTCGGCACATTTCTACCCGTTTTCCATTTACTTTAAATGCTCCAATAATTTGATCGAATAATTTATATTTGATTTTAGTTTCAAAATAATCTTTTAAATAATCGACCCATTGTCGCGGCCCTTGATTATTTGTATAAATCATAACTTTACTGCATTCTTTTGCCACCTTTTTATGTTTTAAATAATTTAATATGGATAAAATATTAGGTCTAATAAATTCTGGATATAAATCCAATATTTTATTGAAATCGGGTTGTTCTAATTTGTATGTGGTCTGGTATTTGAGTAATGCATCCCAGAACATTCCGAATTCGACAAAATAACCTAATGTTTCATCCATATCAAATACTACAATTTTATTCATTATTTTTTGTTATTAGTGCTAATATATCACTATATTTATTTTTAGCCATTTTATTTTTAGCCATTTTATTTTTAGCCATTTATTTCGCTAAATGATCAAGCGCTTTTAAAATAATCTGTTCTTGTCCTGATAATTTTTGAAAGATGTGACATTCATCGAATTTAATTTGGTAATGTTTATTCGCGAAATTTTTACATATTAACGATATTCCTGTATCTGTGATTTTAATATCACAAATTATTCCACCACCAGTTAAATATAAATTCTCCGGGTCAATTAATGGAATCCATCGAATAAATGCGCCATATTTTAATTCATTTAATTCATCAATATATTTATATAATTTGAGTTTTTTCATATAATCTAAAATTGTTTCTCTAGGCAATTCCAATTCATTTAAAATATCCAATTTTAATTGTGTGATTATTTTCGTTGTCAAATTACATAAATGTTCGTTTTCTTCATTGTCAAGTGCCTGAGCCAACTTTTCGGCGTCCATATATTAAGGGGGTGAGATGTTTTTAAGTGGGGTTTTTGATTATTAGTGATGCTCTCTAATTTTGGCATATCCGCAATTCGTACACGTCCTACTAAAATTATTTGTATATGTACATGTATAATTACCACTCATTGTAATCATTGCATCCTGTACAGAATCAGAAACTTTAACTTTGCCATTTGATGAA